CCCGATGCCAGTTTCTGCTGGTCGCGTTTGGTTCAACAGCACAGACAAAGTAATCCGTTATTCCGCACTTGATGGTACCGGTGCAGTTGTTGTTCGTACAATTAAAGACGCTGAATCTGCTGCTACTGAGTTGGCTACCGTTCAGGCTTCTATCGCTGCCGAAACGACCCGCGCACAAGCTGCTGAATCAACCCTGACAACCAATCTGGCTGCTGAAGTATCTCGCGCAGAAGCTGCTGAAGCTTCTTTGAGCGCCAAGATTGACCAGACTAAAGCTGACATTTTGGGTGGGATTCCTCCCGCTGTTCTGGACACAATCGTAAAGATTGACCAAGCTCTTCAGAACAACCCCAATATCGTTTCCGTTATCGAGGGAATGATCACCACAGTCCAAACACATTTGGACACCGAAGTTACACGCGCACAAGCCGCTGAAGCATCTATCAGCAGCACCGTTTCTTCTAACTACACAACCCTCAACACAGCAATCAACAATGAAGTTACCCGTGCTGAAGCAGCCGAGTCTTCTTTGGACACACGCGTTACTGCTGTTGAAGGCCAAGTAAATGGCAAGATCGGTAACCTGAGCAGCCTTGATACAACCTACAAGAATGACCTCGTAGGCGCAATCAACGAAGTTTACACAGATGTTCAGTCTGAAGTTAGCCGTGCAACCGCTGCTGAGTCTTCAATCAACTCTTCCTTGACCGCTGAAGTAAGTCGCGCTCAGGCTGCAGAGTCAAGCATTGCTGGCACAGTAACCGCAGAAGTTTCACGCGCAACAGCAGCTGAAGGTTCGTTGTCTTCACGCATCACTTCAGAAGTTTCTCGCGCACAAGCAGCCGAGACAAGCATCAGCTCCGCATTAACAGCTGAAGTTTCACGCGCTGAAGCTGCTGAGACCTCTATCGCTGGTACAGTAACAGCCGAAGTTAGCCGCGCTCAAGCAGCTGAGACTTCGATTGCTGGTACAGTAACTGCTGAAGTTTCTCGTGCTACCGCTGCCGAAGGTTCTATCTCTGCAACAGTTTCTGCTAACTACACAACTCTGAACAATGCTATTACAGCAGAACAGAGCCGTGCTACAGCAGCAGAGACAAGCATCAACAGCGCATTGTCTTCGGAAATCAGCCGCGCTCAAGCTGCCGAAACATCTGAAGCCAGCCGTGCTCAAGCTGCTGAGTTGTCCTTAAGCAACGCAATCAGCACAGAACAGAGCCGTGCTCAAGCTGCCGAGCAGACACTGACCACAAACCTCGCTGCTGAAGTTTCCCGTGCTCAGGCTGCTGAAGCTTCTGAACAAAGCCGTGCTACTGCTGCTGAAACATCGTTAAGCGGCCGTATCACAACAGAAGTTAGCCGCGCACAAGCTGCAGAAACAAGCATCAACTCTGCTCTTACAGCAGAGATCAGCCGCGCAACTGCTGCTGAAGGCACACTGACCAGCAACCTGGCAACTGAAGTAAGCCGTGCTACTGCAGCTGAAGGTCAGATCCGTACTGACTACAATGCAACAGTGTTCACCTACGAAGCTTCTGCTTCTGCTACAACCCACACAATCGCCCACAACCTGAACAACGCGTTCGTGGATGTATCTGTGAAGGTTCAGCGTGCTGACGGTCTGTACTACAACGATATCGTGTCTGTACAAGAAGTTGATACAAACACAATCAAGGTGTACTTGACCACAGCATTGAAAGTGAAGGTAATCGCACGCAGCGCAAAATCGCTGTAATGTGAAATAGGGGGATGGGGCTCACGCCCCTCCCTCTTGCCCCATGAAATCGTTTCAGAACTTTAATTTCAATGCGATCAAAGATGTGTCAAGCGCACTTAAACAAATAGACGATCAAATCAGGGTTTTATCTGATTATGTCAGCGAGTGTGAAGTGCTGGAAGAAGAAGATCGTGCTGTTTTCATTGAGAACATTGATTGGTTGAAAAGATTTTATGAGGTTGCGGAGTGTAGGGTTTTAGATAGTGACTGAGACGCAGAGAATTCTGGAGTGGTTAGTCCGTGTTGCTGATGAGGTGCGGGACATAAAAGCCCGATATGACGCCGAAGGCGTATCAGAACAAGAGTTGTTGGACTTCATTCGTCAGAATTATGAAACTCTGAGCGTAATGAAAAAGGTCGCTTCAGGTACCGCATACATGAGTGGCATTACCCCACCAAAGGAAACATAAATGGATATCAGAGTCTTAGATGATCTAACGCTTGCTGGCTCGTTAGTAATGAGCGGCAACAACACCGAATTCCCCGCAAACCCCGCCATTGGTACATTCCTGATTAAAGATCAGGCTTTGTATGGCTATATCAAATTAGGTGGTTTAACTACTTGGTATCCTTTTGGTGCCAAGACACAATCTTATGTACAGACCCAAGGTGTAGCATCAAAGACTTGGACTGTGCAGCACAACCTCGGAACATCCAATATCTGGTTCCAGGTGCAAGATCCTACCGGCAACATTATTGAAGTCGGCAAGACAAACATTGACAACAACTCGTTCCGTTTGAACTTCACTGCTGACCAGTTAGGTACAGTGGTTGTGGTTGCTCCCGATACGATTGATGTTCCCCAAGTTTCAGCAACGGTAATTGATGTTGGCAACGTCCACATTGATACCTCGAACGTATATGTAAATGGATCTGCAGTATTAACCTCTGCAAGTATCCAGTCTCAGATTGATAGCTCGATTGCTGCTGTTGTAGGTGCTGCTCCTAGCGCATTGAATACATTGGCAGAGATTGCAACCCAGTTGCAAAATGACGAGTCCGCTGTTTCTGCATTGACAACAACTGTTGCCGGAAAAGCCAACGCAGATTTGTCGAACGTAACTACATTGCCTGCTGGTGTGGTCGCTCAGTTAAAAGGTGCAAAGGGCGATACCGGTGCTACCGGAGCTAAAGGCGATACAGGCGCAACAGGTCCTCAGGGTCCTAAAGGCGATACAGGCGCTACTGGTGCTACTGGCCCAACAGGTCCTCAAGGCCTCAAGGGAGATACTGGCGCAACTGGTCCCGCAGGTGCTGATGGTGCTCAAGGCCCTCAAGGTATCAAAGGTGATACAGGAGCTACTGGTGCTACTGGTGCAACTGGCCCCCAAGGTCTTAAAGGCGACACCGGCGCTACTGGTGCTCAAGGCCCCCAAGGCATTCAAGGTCCTAAGGGTGACATAGGAGCCACAGGCCCCGCAGGTTCTAACGCAAACGTAACGTCTTCTTCTGTTACAACAGCATTGGGCTACACCCCTGTTAATCCTTCTACCTTAGCCACTGTTGCCACTAGCGGTTCTTATGCAGATTTAAGCAACAAACCCACGCTATTCTCAGGCGCTTATTCCGCACTGACAGGCGCTCCCACATTGTCCGCTGTAGCTACTTCCGGTTCTTATTCGGATCTAAGCGGAAAGCCTGTGTTGGCTTCTGTGGCAACATCGGGTAACTATAGTGACTTATTGGGCAAACCCACACTGTTCTCGGGTTCCTATAACGACCTGACTAACAAGCCTTCTTTTGCTGGTTCGCTGACCTCTGACTTTGCAGCACAGGGTTTAACTGTATCTGCTGACATTATGCCCTCAGCGGCAGGTGTGTCTAATATCGGTTCTGCAAGCAAGAAGTTTGCTTCTATCTACGCTAAAGAACTGTACTTGGATGCAAGCACACTGTATGTAAACGGCGTGCCTGTTATTAGTTCTTCTACTACAACCCTTAACTTCTCCGCTGATCCAAACCAAGGAATTACAATTACCACGACCGGAACAGGTCAGACTGTATTGAATTCTCAAGCTGAGACAGTTATTCAGACTAACGGTCAGAACGCTGATGTGGTGGTTCAGGCAGGTGGACAGGGTTCGTTAGCACGCATTACCTCTGCTACCCAAGTGACATTGACTGCACCTACGGTTGCTGTAGTGGGTGACGGTACGGTTTCGGGTAACTTAACTGTTTCTGGCAACTTGGATGTTAAGGGTTCGGTTACAACAATCGAGTCAACCAACACCACGATCAAAGACAACATCATTACTCTGAACAAGGGTGAGAGCGGTTCTGGCGTAACTCTGAACGCTGCTGGTCTTGAAGTAGATCGCGGTAACCTGACATATCAACGCTTGATCTGGAGCGAGTCTGCAGGTAAGTGGGTTGCTGGTCCTGTATCTCAGGAAGTTGCTCTGGCTACTGAGGCTTATGTCACAACAGCAATCTCTGGTAAGGCTAACACCTCTTCCTTGGCTACCGTTGCAACCAGCGGTTCTTACGCAGACCTGACCAACAAGCCTACCCTGTTCTCTGGTTCTTACACAGATCTTACAAACAAGCCCACGCTGTTCTCAGGCGCGTATGCTGATCTGACTGGTAAGCCTGCTCTGGCTACTGTAGCAACATCTGGAAGCTACAGCGATTTGAGTGGTAAGCCTACGCTGTTCAGCGGCTCTTATACAGATTTGACCAACAAGCCTTCGTTAGCAACTGTTGCTACAACCGGCGCATATTCAGATCTGAGCGGAACCCCAACCTTGGCAACTGTGGCAACAAGCGGATCGTATGCTGATCTGACCAATAAGCCCACACTGTTTAGCGGTGCATACTCTGCATTGACAGGCGCACCTACACTGGCAACCGTAGCTACTAGCGGATCGTATGCTGACTTAACTAACAAGCCAACTATCCCATCTGTACCTACCGCTGTTAGCGCATTTACTAACGACGCCGGCTACCAAACATCTGCTAACGTATCTTCCGCAATTACAACAGCGATTGCTAACAAGGCTGACAAAGCAACAACCTTAGCCGGTTACGGAATTACAGATGCGATTACCGCCGCAACTGCTACTTCTACCTATGCCGCAAAAGCAACAACTCTGAGCGGATATGGAATCACTGATGCTTACACCAAGACGCAAGTAGATACAGCGCTTGGATTGAAGGCTAATACAGCTTCATTGGCTACCGTGGCAACATCTGGCTCTTACGCAGATTTGACCAACAAGCCAACGATTCCTACTGTACCCACAGCAGTTTCTGCATTCACCAATGATGCGGGTTATCAGACATCTGCAAATGTATCTTCTTATGTAACCACAGCAATCGCCGGTAAAGCCAATACAAGCTCCTTGGCAACGGTTGCAACAACGGGTGCATACTCTGACCTAACCGGCAAACCAACGCTGGCTACAGTGGCTACAAGCGGCTCCTATACCGATCTGACCAACAAACCCACATTATTCTCGGGTGCGTACTCGGCTCTTACAGGTGCGCCTACTCTTGCAACAGTAGCTACATCGGGTCTGTTTGCGGATCTGTTGAGCAAGCCTACAACCTTGTCTGGTTATGGAATCACTGACGCGATTACATCGGCTACAGCGGCTTCAACTTACGCAGCTAAGGCAACAACACTAGCAGGATACGGCATCACTGACGCGATCAACACAAGCGCTAAAGGTGCTAACAACGGTGTTGCTACTCTGGATGCTAACGGTAAGCTCACAACAGCACAGATTCCTTCCTCTATCGTAGGTGCTGTGGTTTACCAAGGCGTGTGGAATGCTTCTACAAACTCACCTGCGCTGACATCTGGATCCGGCACTAAGGGTAACTACTACAAAGTATCCACAAGCGGTACAACGACTGTTGACGGTATCAGCCAGTGGAATGCCGGTGATGTAATCATATTTGATGGCACAACTTGGGATAAAATTGACGGGTTGTCATCTGAAGTGATTAGTGTTGCAGGTCGTACAGGTGCGGTAACATTAAGTGCATCTGACATTTCTGGGTTGGCAACGGTAGCTACATCTGGTTCTTATGCTGATTTGACAAACAAGCCTACGATCCAGACTGTACCCACCAACATTAGTGCTTTCACTAACGACTCAAAGTATCTAACAACAGTTTACGGCGGTTCTTTCTAAGAATGGAAATGCAAGCCTATTTGGCTACCAATAAAGTAAATGGAAAAGGTTATGTGGGCATAACCACGCGCTCTATTGAGCGCAGATGGAATGAACACATAACCTACCAACATTGCTCTGGTCAGCTTTTGCACAAAGCTATACAAAAGTACGGCAAGGATGCTTTTGAAGTACAGCATATAGCTTCTGCAATAGGCGATTTATCAAACTTGAAAGAAATTGAAAAAACTTTGATTCAGCAATATCAGACATATATTCCAAACGGGTATAATTTGACTCTAGGCGGCGAGGGTGTTTATGGATTGAAAAAAACGCCAGAACAAATAGAGAGATGGAAAGCTGCAAATGCTGGACGCATAGTTTCAGAAGAAACAAAGAAAAAAATGTCTCTCGCTCACACAGGAGAAAAAAATCATTTTTTTGGCGTGCATCATACTGAAGAAAGCAAAAAGAAAATATCTGAATCAAAAAAGGGATGTATTGGTCCTTGGCTTGGAAAGGCAAGAAGTGAAGAGACCAAGAAAAAGATTTCTGAGTCAAGTAAAGGGATTTCAAGACCTCATACTGAAGAATCTAAACGCAAAATATCTCTATCTCACAAGGGAAAAAAGCAAGGTTCTCCGAGCGAAGAGACGAGAAAGAAGTTGTCTGAATCAGTAAAGAAATCATGGGCGTTGCGGCGCCAAAATTCGTTAATTAAAGGAGTTTAATATGTCGGCCACCGGATTCACGCCTATCTTGCTTTATGCCAGCGGTACGGCAACAAACGTACCCTCCGCTAGTAACCTGACCAACAGCACCAACGGTGCAGAACTGGCTATTAACTACGCTGACGGTAAACTGTTTTACAAAGACGGTTCTAACGCGGTACAAGTAATCGCCTCTAAGGCTGCTGCAAGCGGCACGTTCTCATCTGTGACAATCACAGGCGGGACTATCAACGGAACGTCTGTAGGAGCTACAACAGCTTCTACGGGTGCATTTACGACCTTGAGCGCATCTAGCACTGTTTCCGGTACAGGTTTTAGCACATACCTGGCTTCGCCTCCTGCGATTGGCGGTACAACTCCTGCAGCGGGTTCGTTTACAAACTTAAGTTCTTCTGGAACTGTTTCCGGTACTGGATTCAGCAACTACTTAGCCTCACCCCCTGCAATCGGAGGAACAACTGCTGCTGCAGTTACCGGTACAACTATCACAGCAACCACACAATTCTCTGGTCCTGGTACTGGATTGACTGGTACAGCTTCTGGATTGTCTATCGGTGGTAACGCTGCAACGGCAACAACAGCTACATCCGCAACAAGCGCAACAACAGCTACAACAGCAACTAACGTAGCATCGGGCGCAGCTAACCAGATCGTTTATAATACTGGAGCGGGTGCAACTAGCTTTATCACAGCACCTACTACTTCTTCTACGTATCTACAGTGGAACGGAACAAGTTTTGTATGGGCTGCGGCTGGCGGTGGTACTTCTGTAACAGTAAGCAACGATACTGCAACTTCTAGCAACTTGTATCCTTTGTTTGCAACAGCAACCTCGGGCACGGTGTCGTCAGTAAATACAAGTAATGCTAAACTGTTGTATAAGCCAAGCACGGGTGAGTTTCAGGCATCTGAATTAGTCGCAACAAACGGTATTGTGGTGAATAGCAAGACAGTTGCAGCAAGCTATACGATCCCTACAGGTTATTGTGCTTCTTCAGTTGGTCCTATGACAGTAGCAAGCGGTCAATCAGTCACGGTAAGCTCAGGCAGCCGTTGGATAGTAATGTAATTTATAGATTACAAAGGATAAAACATGGCTTCAATAATTTCTGCCGGAACAACGAGTTCGACTTCGCTTGTAGCATCTGGCGACACAAGCGGTGTGCTGCAACTTGCCACCAACAACGGTACGACTGCGGTAACGATTGATGCAAGTCAACAGGTTGGAATTGGTACGACTTCGCCTACGGCAAAAGTAGATGTTCGAGGGATATTAAAATCCACTGTTGCATCTGGTGCATCAGCAACTTTTTATAGCAATACGACTGCTGTAAATATGGGTGATGTTTCTGGCGTTCCATATATACAAGGTATTTTTCAATCTGGTGGAAATAGTGGGCTTGCTTTTTATAATTATAGTAGCGAAGCAATGCGTATCGACTCCAGCGGCAACTTGCTGGTGGGGACTACAAGTCTTGGAGCGTATACAACCAAGCTCACTCTTTCATATAACTCAGGAACAACAAACTGGTCAGTCGGGCCAAATTCCGGAAGCCCAACAAATTTTTACATCAGTGCAAACGGTACGCAAGGTGTTTATTTGAATGGAACTGCCGCAACTTCATGGACGGCTATTTCAGATGAAAGAGCAAAAGACATTATTGAGCCAATTACTGAAGCAGTAAAAAAAGTATCAACACTTCGTGCTGTCATTGGTAAATATAAAAATGATGAGCAAGGTATTCGCCGCTCATTTTTAATTGCTCAAGACATACAAGCGGTGTTGCCAGAAGCGGTAGATGCGTCGAATCCAGACCTTCTTGGAGTTCAATATACCGAAGTCATCCCTCTTTTGGTAGCCGCTATTAAAGAACTCTCAGCCCAAGTTACTGCACTTCAATCCGACAACGCAGCATTAAAAGCAAAGGTAGGAATCTAACATGGCAAGCACGATACAAGCGTTATCCTCCGGCAGC